ATCAACGCGATCATAGGTTCGGCGCTCGCCGTACCGTCACACTTTGCTGCGCAGATCGAACGAATCGCGAACGAGACGGCCAACTTGTTGCGTCTGCCGCAACTACTCTACAACACGATCGACGGCACTACGGCTAGCATTATCCAGTCGATCAACACTGTAAAGGGGCGCAACCGAAGGGGCATCGGCAATCTTCAAGAGGTAGTCGTGCTGAGCGCGGCGCTAGGCGCCGACACTCCCGAGCCGCCCGATATCGACACGCCCTCGCGCGACGCGGAGCGGAGCAACCGGGCGCATATGTTGATCGCGATGCGCGCAAGCGCGCTTGCGAGTGCAACTACTGCCGCAGCGAACGCGACCTACGCCAGCGCCGACGAGGCGCGCGAGATGCTTCAGACGATCCAGGACGCACTCGCGGGGCTTTCTGATAACGCGATCAGCGGGATAGAGCCGGATGTGGACGTCTTCGATGCGTTGCGCGACCTCAGCGCCGCGATCGCGCAGCAGTTGGGGGACGTGTCGGGCACGCTGGCCGAGGTGACGAAGTACATGACCGCGGACACCGTGCCCATGGTCACGGTCGCGTATCTGCTATACGGCGACGCTACGCGGTACGAAGAACTGCTCGAACGCAATCCGCAAGTCGTCCATCCGCTCATGGTGCCGGGACGTTCGGTCCTAGAGGTTTTGACGTCGTGAGCGAGATAACACTCACCGTCGACGGCAAGCGTTATGCCGGTTGGATCGACGTGAGCGTGGACCGATCGCTCGACCGTTTCGCGCACTCGTTCAAATTGACGTACACCGACCGTTGGACCGACGTTCAAGAACCGTGGCCGATTCGCGTCGGCGCCGCGTGCCAGGTCTGTTTCGGCAATCATATTCTGGTTACCGGATTCGTAGATGTGGCGACGTTCACAGTGGATGCGAAAGCGTGGAAACTCACCGCTGCCGGGCGCTCGAAAACGGGGGATCTCGTAGATTGCAGCGCGATCCATAAGACGGGAGCGTGGGAAAATAAAATAGCTAAAGAGATCGCTAGCGATCTCCTGGCGCCGTTCGGATTGCAACTCGAGATGCAGACGCCGGACAATGAAAAGCTTCCGCGCTTCGCGATCATGGAGGGCGAATCGGTGCACGACGCACTGGATCGACTGGTAAAGAACCGCGGCTTTTTGTGTCACACGTTCGCGGACGGCAACGTGGGCATGCTTCAGCTGGCCTCGTTCGTCGGTGTGGTCGGGACTTTGCCGGTCGACGAGGCGATCGATCGCGAGTACTCCGAAGATATCCAGGATCGTTTTTCCGAGTACCGCCTTCGTTCGCAGACACACGGCGATAACGACAAAGGGGACCCGGTCACGGTTACGCGCAAGGTCGACGGGACCAAAGATCCGGAGGTCAAGCGGTACCGCCCGCTCGTGATCGTGGCTGACTCCGCGTCGGATCGAAAGCAACTTGAGCGGCGAGCCAAGTGGGAACGCAACGTGCGGGCCGGTCGGGCGATTCGAGTCTCATACACGATGCCTGGCGTACTCGACGAGCGGGGCTTTCCGTTCACGCCGGGGGACCACCATCGCGTGCGCGATGACGCGCTCGGCGTGGATGAGGAGCTGCTACTCGTATCTGCTACCGTTGACGTCAGCGAACGGGAGCTGACCACCAAGATCGAACTCACCCGACCGCAGGCGTTTTCGCTACTCGAGTGGCCCGACGAAATTCTAAACCCGGTCACAAAGCGCGGCCGGCCGAAGGCGAAACGGCGCAAGCCGATCGATCAACAGCGATGATCAATGTACGCGCGCTAGCTACTAAAGTCGTGAATCTGTGCGTCCGCGCGGTCGTGACGCGTTCGGGCGAGCGCTACCAAGCGCAATGGCTCGGCGACCGGACCACGCCGCCGGTCGAGAATTTCCAGCCGCAAGGGCTGCACTTCCGCGTTCCGGTGGGGGCGGAGCACTTGCTCCTGTCGCCGTGCGGCGAGACGTCCGCAGCCATCATGCTGGGCGCGCACGTGCGATCCGGCCTACCGACTGACACGCTTGCCGAGGGCGAGGGCGGGTTGCATTACTTGGGCACGTACGGCGTGTATCTCAAAGCGAACGGCGAAGTGCACCTCGGCGGGGGAGTCGCGGCGACGGACTTCGTAGCGCTGGCAACTAAGACGGAAGCCGCGCTAGACAAAATTCAGAAGGCATTTGACGCGCATACCCATGTCGTCACGGGCGCAGTTCCCGCCGTGACCACCCCCGTGGTCATTCCGCCAGCTACCCAAGCTGTATTAGTGCCGATCGGCGACGTCGGCTCGGTTGCCGCCTCCAAGGTAAAGGCCACGTGACATGATCGATCTCGAACATCTCGAATACAACGTAGAGGTTGATCCGACTACAAAACACCTGGCGGTGGACGAGAGCCTTCAGACGCGGGTGCTGATCTCGCTGCTCACGTGGGCGCGTGCAGATCCGGACGATCCGATCCCGGACCCGGCCGATCTCAAAGGCTGGTGGGGCGACAGCTACCCGGACGTGGAAGGGCGCAAGATCGGCTCGAAATTGTGGGTCGTGCAGAACATGCCGGCATCCGCGGCCACGCTTCAGCTAGCCAGAAAATACGCCGAAGAGTCGCTCGATTGGATGATCGAGGACGGCCTCGCCGACTCGATCTCGGTCGACGAGCTGGAGATCCAGTACCGGCCCGGCATCGGGTACGTCTTGGATGGCCGGATCGGGATTCAACGCCCCGGTGACCCGGCCTTGGCATTCGTCCAGATATGGCACGTGACACTACAAGGTTGAACGGTTACTATAGTGGCGCGCTGTGCCCTTTACCGTACCCACCCTCCAGGCGATCTTGGCCAGAATCAAGGCGGATTTCCGCGCGGTGTTGGGCGTGGACCCGCAGACATCCACGATCGAGTACGCGCTCGTGCGAGCAGAAGCCGCGCAAAGCAAAGGGCAATATTCCTACGGCGCGTACATCAAAGATCAAGGTTTTCCCGACCTCGCGGACGAGCAGCACTTTTGGAGGTGGGCCGCCATTTGGGGCGTGTACCAACTACCCCCTACGCCGTGGAAAGGCACGTACAAGTTCACCGGCGCCAACGACGTAGACATCCCCGCCGGCACCGAGCTGTCGCGCTCGGACGGGCAGCTGTACGCAACCGACGTCCTAATCACGTTGCCGGGCGATGTCGCGATTACGGCAAAGCTTGGCTACGAAGGTACGCTCGCGAACTGCGACGACGGCCAGCCGCTCACGCTCTCGACGCCGATCACCGACGTAGATAGCGAGGGCGTGGTTCTTTCAACGAGCGTTGACGGAACCGACGTCGAGAGTCACGAGGACGGCCTAACTCGACTGCTCGGCGTGATCCGCACGCCGGCAAGTGGAGGCGGGCCCGGCGATTATGTGACGTGGGCGCGTGAGGTGCCGGGTGTCACGCGCGCATGGGAAACTGCGCTCGGTGCTGGCGCAGTCGCCGTGACGTTCGTTCGAGACAATGACGGCCCCGGCGCGGCCGTTTTGCCCGATCCCGGCGAGATCGAAGACGTTCGCGCGCACGTTCAATCGAAGGCCCCGATCACCGTGGTTGTGTCGGTCACGACGCTGACGGCGAACACGGTGAATTTCGTGATGTCCGTAGTTCCCGATAACCCGACCGTGCGCCAGGCGGTCGAAGCTGAACTGGAGGACTTTTTCGTTCGCGAGGCGGAGCCCGGCGCAACGCTCGATCTCTCGCGCATGAATGCCGCTATCTCCGCCGCAGCCGGTGAGACGTCGCATGTCCTAACCACGCCCGCAGCGGACGTGACGTCAACGCCCAGTCAGATGCCCTTACTGGGAACGGTGACGTTCACATGAGCTTGACCGCGCGAGAGCACGCGCTACTGCTCGGCCGGCTACTGCCGCAGGGGCCGGCGTGGCCTACGACCGAGAAGACGAACGGGCTAGACGATTTCCATCTGCTACTCGAGTCCATGGCGCAGGAACCGGCGCGCGTCGGCGCCGACTACGACCTGATCCTAGAGGAACTGATCCCGGATAGCGACTTGACCGATCTCGACTCGTGGGAGCGCGTCGTGGGCCCGCCGCCTGAAGCGCTCACCGACGAAGATCGGCTCGATCGCATCAGGGCGATCCTGAACGGACCGGGCAGCCCGACTCTCGCGATACTTGAGCAGTTCGCGAAGCTCATGGCCGGTAACCCGGACGTACGCATGTACCATAGGGTCGGCCCGCGCAGCGCGACGGGATCGGGGCAGTGCGGCGATCGCCTGCGCACGGGCGAGTGGGATTTCACGGCCCTGTGCGAACTCATGCCCAACGTGCTGGGCGTGGGCCCGGACGAGTTCGAGGCGTGGACGAATGTTAGCACTGTGACCGCTGTTGCCAGTCCAGTAACGCTTGCGGCAACTGCCGACACGTTCCCCATGCCGCCGATCGCGTGGGGGTTTATCGAAACGCCGCTTGTCGGCACTCAAGACGGTGCCACGGTCTACGCTAGCGTATGGATTCGATCTAGCATAGCTGAGGAGATCGCCCTCGGCTTTCTAGGGCGCGATGGCGTTACGGCGGGGACCGTCTTTCAGTGCACGGCTAACGTTTGGCATCGACTCACGCACGAAGGGCCGATCGGCGTCGGGACAACAGAGCCGCTTCTACGCGTCACGTCTGAAACGGGCGCTGCGCTTGTGGCCATGAGTTGGGCGGTCGCGGGCGTGCGTGATCAGGTGTTGCAGGATCTGATTACCGCGCGCTTCCCCATTCATACGAATTGCCACTTCGGCGTGATCGGCGAGTACGCCACGCTTCTGTCGCATAACCCTAACGCGGTGAATTGGTAATGTTCCTCCCTGACGATCCATCCGCAGTTGCAGGCGCGTACATCGACGGCGTACCCGGCGGCGCGCATGGCACCGCAATCCGCGCAGACCACCTGAACGCGATCACGAACGAGATTGTGAACGCGATTCAGCAGTACGGACTAACGCTCAACAAAGCGGACAGTACGCAGCTCGCGGACGCGCTCGCGCAGATCGCCGTGCTGCTCGCGGGCCGGTTGACGATGGGGCACGGCATAGACGCGACCGCTACGAACACGAACGGGGCGGGCGTTACTGGAACGGGGCTCGGTACGGGCGCCGGTATACGTGGAACAGGCGGAGCTTCTAGCGGTAAGGGCGTTGTGGGGCAAGGAGGTGCCGGCGGTGCAGGCTACGGCGTGCAAGGTACCGGCGGAGCCAACGCGACCGGCATTTATGCCGTGGGCGGGGCGCCCAACGCGGACGGTGTTATCGGACAAGGGACTGGTACGGGGGCCGGTGCAATCGGTGTAGGCGGCGCAACTGGCGACGGTGTGACCGGGCAAGGCGGCGCTACCAGCGGGCGCGGTGGCGTATTCACTGGCATAGGCGCTAATGGGATCGCCGTGCAAGGCGGTGCAGGCAATGACGGCATAGTTACGGCGGGCGGCACGAACGGGCATGGCATACATGCCGCAGGTAACGGCACTGGCGCCGGTGGCCAATTCGATGGCGGCAACACAGACGGTGCGGGGGCTATCGCGACGGGAAAGGGTGTCGGTCCCGGCGTACGAGGTACCAGCGGACCCGCCGGATCAGGCGCGACTCCGGCTTATGGTGTCGAAGCGATCGGCAGTGGCGTGGACGGTAGCGGGCTGAAAGCTTCGTCGACCGGCGCCGGCGTCGGGATCGCGGTGACGGCTCCGGGATCAGGCAAAGGCGTGCGCGTAGCGGGCGGTACCGGCGCAGCACTCACGTTGATTGCGCAAGCTGCTGTAGCCGAAGGATCCCAGGAAAATGGCGCTGTTTGGTTCGACGGTTCGGCGTTCAAGTGCCGAATCCTCGGCGTAACGAAAACCTTCACGGTGACGTGAGATGACTACCCCTAAAAAACCTCGCGAACCTAACCGTGCCTGGCTCCGGCTAGCGCTCCGGCCGCAACCGGTCGGCCCGCCCGCCCCTAGCCCCACCGAGCAAAGCGACCCTCTACCGATCCTGTTTATCTAAATGGCAACTACACAGTACAAAGATAACGCAGGTGCGATCCACGAGTTCCAGCAAGAGCCGGGCGACAACGGCGGCGTCGAGAAGCGGCCAGTGGCCGGCATGCCTGCTGCGGTGCGTGCGCAGTTTTCGGTGATGGAAGCGAGCCTCGTTTCGATCGACGGTCACGTGGACTTGCTCGAAACAAAGTTGGACACGCTGGCTAGCAATCAGGCGCCCCCTGTGGCCGGGCCGAAGTTCGAGCGTCGATCAGCTGTCGGGACCGGTCTTACGGTGCAGTTCGCTTCGCAGCCGCTAGCGCGCGGGCTTACCGTTTTCAATGAGTCGACCACGATCGATCTACGTATCGCCGCCAGCTCGGGAAGCGCGCACTACACGATCGTGCCCCCGCGCTCGTACTCGCCGTTTTTCCCGGTCGCGAACGCTAACCTCCTATTCCTCGGCGCGGCGTCGAGCACCCTGGACTGCAACTACTCGGGAGCGTGAATGATCGGCCCCGCCCTACTCGTCCCGGCGATGGACCAGCACTACCGGCCGGCGCGCGCGGCGGCTACGCCGCTCATGCTCGATCAGATGTCGGTCCCGGCGCTTTGCGCGATCTCGCTCGCGCGCAAGCTCCGCGCGGGGTACATGGGGCCCGCGTACCGCGTGCGGCGTAGCGATACTCTAGAGCAAGATATCGGTTTCGCAGGCGACCTCGTAGATACGTTAGCCTTACTCGCGTTCGTAGGCGCGGGCACCGGAACCGTTGTCAGGGGCTACGATCAAGGGCTGTTCGGCTGCGATCTTTGGCAGACCAACATCGCCAAGCAACCGATCGTCGTTAGTGCAGGCGCGCTGGTGATAACCACGGGCGCGGGCGCGGCTGGCAAGCCCACTATGAATCTGACGGCCGGGCGCTCGCTTGAGCGTCCGGACGCCTGCGGCCTGACGGGAGCGCCCGCGCTCACGATGGCAGGGCGGTTTCGCTATGCTAGCGGTGCCGGGATTCCGATCATGCTGCGCGTTGGGGCGGCGGGCTTTGCGTCGATCGCAACAAAGCTTTTCGGGCTGGCTGTGAATGACGCGGTGGCGGGGCAGATGTCGATTACGGTCGACACGCACGGCCCCCGCCTCAACCTTACGCACGCCTTTACCGATAGCGCGTACTACGTTGCGCGTGCTGCGGCGGGTGCCGGCAACGGCAC